AGGGTGTTTAGGTTCCACTCTCACGGTGAGTTGATCAACGAGACACACTTGATTAACTTCTTCTTGATTGCGGAGCACAACCCCGACACTACCTTCTCACTGTGGACTAAAGACAAGAAGATAGTTCGGTCGGCGCTACGCAAGAGAGACAAGCCGTCCAACCTCATCATCATCTTCAGCAATGGAGTGATCGACAAACCTATGTCAGCCCCGCCTCGGGGTTTCGACAAGGTGTTCCAGAATGTGTCGCCTGATAAGGACAGGCCCATTCAGAACTGCACTGGTCAGAAGTGCATCGAGTGTCTCAGGTGCTACACGCACGGAGGCACATACATCGTAACCGAAGCAGTCAAACTGCGACACAAGAAAAGGAGTGCCAATGCTTAAAGGTACAAGGGTAAGCCTCTCATGCAATCGCACGGGCCAGATCATGACTGGTACTGTGATTACTGAGAGGCAGTTGTCTTCTGGAGATCATGGCCTGTTCGTTGCCCTGTCTCCAGACAGATGGCGATGGTTCAACCTCAACGAATGGAGGATCATATGAAACAAAAGAGAGACTCACAACAGTCTCGTGTATACAAATGGGAAAAGAAGTTCTTCCTCAAGAAGTACAACCAAGAGTTTACTACCTTGAGTAGGGTGCAAACTTTCCTAGATGGTGTACGCAAAGACATAAGTCTATACGAGCCAATCAAGGTAGTGCGTAGCCGCTCAGATTCTGGTCGGGCTATGGCCTACTACGATAACAACACTATAGCGTTGCCTTGGCGTTGCATGACACATGCTGATGCGCTTCATGAGTTGTCTCATCATGTCGTACATCACCAGATGCCGCGTGATCTTAGGTGTGCAGGCCATGGGCCAGAGTTTGTTTCAGTGTATGCGGCAATGGTTCGATGGTACATGGGAGTGCCCGACAGTACGCTGTTCGATAACATGGACAAGTACAAGGTCGAGCATGATCAGTACATATTCGATCACTACGCACTCATGTTGAGGTACTCGGGCCATGATTGATACAGACCGTGTCATGGGCGAGCCTGAATCGCTTGATTACGTTGCCGATCTTGAGTACATCGTAGCCGAGCGACTTGGCATAGATGTCGAAGACTTAGAGCGTTGTCCGAAGTCAGTGTATGACGCGCTCCTAAGATACTTCGATCAATTCACCTAGTGGTTCAAGCGGGGGGTTGGGATAACCTTCCCCCCGCCATCCCCTGTCCATTAATAAATAGGCTTGTATTCGCCCATGTATATTATACCACACGTGTCAACCCCCCCCTCAAAATCCCACCTTCAGGGAGAGCCCGGTGACGGGTAACCTACCCTACCCAGTACCCCCATACCACCCCTACCTCTAACGCCTCACCACCAGCCTTACAGGCGCTCTCACAGCATATTTATTCTACCTTGTCTGGTCCCTCCAAGTGCTTGGACCACCCCCCATTCTCTGCCATTTTTTTCTTCTGGATCACCACCTCAATGGCGCACTCAGCGGTCGGCGTCATGGTCTGGTCAAACTCTGGTTGGAAATGCTTGAAAACTTCTGGGTTCCTGTAGAAATCCTTGACCAATGTGACCCTCTCTATGCTTACCACATTGGATACCCTTATCAATAGATCAATTATATTTATGGATACTGGCGACCAACTCTTGGCCTTGTGGATCGTGAACGTGTGCTTGTGGTCTTCGTTCCACCTGCTAGGGAACACCCCTCCCTCATACATGTCCTCGTCTGGCACAGTGATTACCAAGTACCCGCCTTCCTTGACTATCCTGATCCAGTTAAGCAGGGCCTCCCTCGGATCATTGATATGCTCAAGGCAATGGCTCGATACTAGGAAGTCGTAGGTATTATCCTCAACCCCCTCCATGAACTGTGCATCCCCATCCCCACGGTCCAAGTCCCACACCCTAGCCGACGTCATCAAGGGAAACACCCTGACGTACTGACTTATCGGATCTGGTCCTCCCCCTACATCAATCCCATCCCCCACAAGATACCTGCTGTGAAAGGCGCCGTCGTTGAACCTGCGCTTGGTTGCCTTGCTCTGTTCATGCATTAATAAAGCCGCTCCCTGAGTGCGTTATGTAGTTCCCCCTCGTAATTGGACAGGACGCCTAGCATGTATCGCTCTATCAAGTGCTTGCATTCGTCCTTATAGAACTTCATGGACACGCCCATCTCTTCTGCTATCTCCCTTCCGCTCCTGCTACGCCTGCCTGATCCCCTGCACTTGAAGCACACAATCATCTTCTCTCCCGTGCTTACCCAAGCCTTCCCATTACACGTACCGCACATGGAATCTGACAGAGATTCCTGTATAGCAATCAAAGCCATGCCGAACAGCATGTCTTCATCAACATTATCGCTCGCTCTTTTGCGTGATCGGTTAGCCAATTCGTGAGCCACGTAAAGAACCTGACTGTCATCGTTGGCATACTTCAGCCTGAGAAAATTGGACGCCTCTTTTGATACGCCTGCCAGTACAAAGCAGACAGTCTCAGGCCTTATCCTTGGCCTTTTGTTTAGTTGTGTTGTCGGTGTTAGCGAACACAGATCCTCCGCCGATATCATCATAAGATGTAATGACTCCTTTTTTATTTATTATTATGTCCATGAAGCCAACTGCAATCCCTGACTTCACATCTTGAGTCGTAAATCTATAGACAGTCCAACCGTGCATAGCCGCTAGGTTGTACTTCTCCAAGTCCTTGCTGTACCCCACCCCTCTGGTATGCCTGCCCTTAGAGAACACTCCCCCTTCTACCTCCACGCCCAGTCGAACATCAGTCCAAGCAAAATCAAAACGAAACCTTCGCCCCGCCAGAAACATGTGCTCACGCTCTGGCTTGGGAAGTCCGATGCCAATACACTGCCTAAGAAATAATTCTTCTCCTTCGCTCATCATCCTCCTATCTCGTCGTAGTTACCTATCGCTGAGTTGTACCTCAATGAGGCCATGCCCATCGACCCATCTTGTCTGAACCTCTGCTTCTGGATGTGGATGTCCACGATCTTTGAATCGGGATCAGACAAATCCCTGTATATAACCAACCCCGCATCCGATTTGTTTCTCCAATGCGCTGACCCAGATATGTCCCACAAACTGGGCACTGGGTACGATCCTTCCTTGTCCCGATACATCTTGGCAGGGTGGGCTACGATCCACAGATGTATCCCGTACCTTCTGGCGAACTGTCTCGCCCTCTTCAAACACACCCCGATGTACTCAGTCTCCGAGAAGTCTCCCCTGCTAGTCTCAAGTTCGTTCCAAGGATCGATCACCAACCCCCTGATACCGTACCTCCTGACCAATCCCCTCGATGTTTCAAGTATCTTGTCCAACGTCCACTCCGAATCATCCTCTGGCAATATCCAATGGAAGTGTTCTTTTGCCCAGTCCTTGGCGTACTCCAACTCGTCCTTGGTCATACGCTTGGTCAATCCCTCCCTGAACGGGGCGCCTATAAACTTCTCGATGATCCTGCTCATGTGATCTTCAAGTGGTTGGTTCTCTGGTGAGAACACGGCGAACCTCCAACCATGACGCTTGGCTATGTTCACCATCATGGCGTCTATCCAGTTCGACTTACCACTGCATGGTATCCCCGTAACAACAGAGAAACATCCGGGTCTCACAAGGTAGTGCTTGTCCAAACTCTTCCACCCTGTCGATATCCCACGCTCCAATCCGTTGTCGTATAACTCAAATAACTTGTCACCAAGGTCGCCTGCCGTGAACGTACCTGCTATGGGGTATGGCTCGGCGTGGTCTATGCACTCCCTCAGCACCCCTTGTCCGTGGTTAACAAGTACATCGTTGGCATCCTTGCAACCTTCAGGCCATGTCACACGACTGCATACTTCCTTGCCCAACCTACGTGCCAGTTCTTCCTGCAATCTCTGTCCCGCAAGATCGTTGTCCACCGCTATGATGTAAGTCCTGCCCTTCTCCACACCGTTGATCTTCTCCTCGTTCAGGAAGTCGAACTTGGATGAGTAGTCCTTAGTCTCTGGCGATGGTGCCCCATCAGGTACGCTGACACAGTGGCGTATCCCTGCCTCATAGAGGGACAGTTTGTCCATCTCTCCCTCCACAAATATAACCGTCTTGTCGTTGTCCGATATGTCATCCAAGCCATACAAGATTCTCTCGGCATTTACCTCTGACCTAAACTCCTTGGTGCCCGACCTGTACTTCACGTTGACCAACTCGTTGTTCCGATAGTACGGGAATGACAGCGCCATCTTCTCTTCCTCAGACTGTGGCATGTACACCTTCTTCATCCCGATCTTGCAGGCTATCGCTGTCTGCTCAGATATTCCCCTATCTTTCAACCACTTAAGCGTGGCCTCTGGCAGTTCACTCTTGGGCAGTGGCTCTGGCTTCCTGAACTCTGGCTTTCTCCAGTGAAGTCCAAGTGTGTCTCCAGTTCCAGACGCTAGGCTACCGCTCCAACCACAGTGGTGACACAACCACACCCCCTCATCCACGTTTACCGATAGGCACTTGGCCCGTTTCTTCTTGCGTTCCTTACTGCACTGTGGACATGTCGTGCTGACCTGACCACTAGTTCTGTTAACTTCAATTCCATATTTAGAATAATCACTCACGCTTGGAATCCTTTTCTTTGCTTCTTGGAGTTGTTAAGTACGCCGTAGATATAAGCCTTTGGATCTGCGGGTTGCTTCAGCATCACAACGCCTATCGCCTTGGCGACTTCATGTTCCCCAAACTGCTTGATCAATCTGCCAATCACTGGCCTTGCGTTATCTCCCGCAACCTTATCCCATACAGTCCAGATAGTTTCTGGTGCATGGTTCTTTACAGGTTCTATTACAGATTCTATGTCGCTTAATTTGACACCCCCTGTAAACTCAGTTGACACCCCTGTCAAATTATTTGACACATGATTATCGCACATCACCGTGTACACGTTGGATATCTTGGCGCCGCCTCCGACTCTGTTATCTACCTTGATGTGTCCTGAGTCTGCTAGTTTCTTGATAGTCTTGTTCACGGTCTGTCTTGAAAGGCCAGATCGTTTTGCTAGGTATCCCTGCGACGGCCAACATTCTCCTGTCTCGTCGTTGGCATTGTCCGATAGCAATACCATTATCATCTTCTCTGATGGTGTTAAATCCAGATCAAGCGATCTGAGTATTCTCCTGATGCTCATCAGTTCTCCTGAAAAAAATAAAAGGGGCGCGATATTATCAGTAGCATGCTGTATAATCAACGCCCATGAAGTCATGGAAGAACAGGAAGTACATGGAGTGGGTAGCCGAGCACCCTTGTGTTCATTGTGGAACTCACCCCGTTCAGGTTCACCATCTCAGGAGTAATGCTCTTGGAGCGGGGATGGGGATGAAGGCACCAGACTACTACACAATACCAGTGTGTCAGCAGTGCCACAGCGATTGTCATTCATTGGTACACGACAGGGAAACACAATACAGATGGACACTACAGACGATAGGGATGGCGATAGACAATGGAATACTAAAGATGTCTTAGTCGCTATCGAGGTCCAGTGTAGCGGCGAGATGGATGAGGAAGTTCCCAAGTCAATAATCATGGAAGAGTTAGATGCGAACCTGTATTCCCATTCAACAGAGGTGTATAGGTTAATTGTTAAGACAATAACATTTACTGATAGGCTGAACTAATGGATTCAATAGGGAAAGATTCAATAGAGAAAGCGGAGGCGGCTTTAGAAAGACTGGAGGAAAAGTTTGAGAAGGAAATCTTTCCTAAAATTCTTTTCGTTCACGATATGATGAAGCCGTTCAAGGAATTGCTTAAAGGCATTTACATTGAAGGAGCGACAGAAGGAATGGTCGAAATCGTTAGAGGGTTCGATGAGATAGATGAAGAGATATATAATAAGATCACCCATCATTAGGGACAGATGCGCCGAGGCTGTTCAGTCAATAGACCTAGATGGAAAGCAACAAGAGGTCGTCATCAGGGAGCACAAGAACAGCCGTAGCGTAGAGCAAAACAACTTCTTTCACGCTATGGTTAGGGCCATAGCAGAGAGCACCGGACACTCTGTAGACGAGATAAAGGAGTACGTTTGTCAGGAGTTTTTGGGTGCTGTAGAATACACAGGCTTGGATGGTAGCCAGAGGACAAGAGTCCGAAGCACATCCGAACTTGCTGTAGATGAGATGACTGCCTTGATCGAAAGAGTAAAGCAGTTAGCCAATCAACTTGATGTGCGAATGGAGCATATTGAATATGGATGACGATTACATTACTGAGCAGGATTACTACGCTCAACTTCATTACGAACAGACTCTCTTGGAAGAGCAGATGATGCAGGAGGAAGAAGATGCCGACGACTAAGAGAGAATTCCTGAACGAGTTGGTAAAAGAAAATGACCTGACACTTGAGGAAGACATCTTCAAGTTAGAGCGTGGAGGCAGGACTATCCCTATCATCACGAGAACGGGCATTGAAAAGATTCAGTACACCAATGACATCAACGTGGCGTTTGAGGTGATTGAATCTCAGAGAGACTTCTCGGTTGTGAAGGCTATTGCAACCAAGGGTGATAAGACTATCGAAACCTTTGCCTCTGCTTTGTACGGAAAGGGTAGAGATGGGAACGTAACGACGCTGTACGTGGTGGAGATGGCTGAGAAGAGAGCATTGTCTCGCGCTGTTCTCAAACTATCTGGTGCGTACAAGTATGGTGTGTATGGACAAGACGAATCGGAGGACTTCAAAAGTGCCTAAGAAAATTGAAAAGAAACCCACAGTTACTCGTACTGTTAGCAAGATCAACGAAGAGCAGAAGAAGTTAGTTCTCTCGTTTATCAACCATTCAAAGGACATCACCAACAGCGTGATGGATGTTGGCTCTGCTATGGTAAGCGATTGCTTGAAAGCACAGGATGCCATGAATGAACTTGCCAAATCTTTTGGATGGAAGCAGGACAGTCCTTGGTCTGACTGGAAATGAGTCACTGGTATGACAGGGACGGTTCTCCTCGCTACGAAGTAACGAGTAAGTCGGGTTCCTTACGGGACGCGAATCTGCGTGATGCTCGTAAGCATGGTTGGGTTCCGTCCGTGTCTACCGTATGGAAAGATACGGTCGCCTCAGCGGGACTTAATCGCTACTATCAGGAGCAACTCTTCGATGCCATTGTCAGTCACAATCAACAGTGGGAAGAGGACGATGAAAGTTACAAGCGCAGAATGTTTGCCATCTCAAGAGAGGCGGCACTCAAATCTGCGGAGAGGGGAACCTATATCCATGGCCTGCTTGAGCAACAGATGCTCACTGGCTCATGCAATACGGAAGACCCAAACGAACAGGAGATAGTTAGAGCAACTATGGATAAACTGAACGAGATTTGTGGTGATCAGGATTGGAAAGTGGAACACTCGTTCGCTCACCACATTGGATATGGTGGAAAGATTGACGCTCACTCTGACCAGTGGGTTGTTGATTTCAAGACAAAGGAAATGGTTGAGGGTGCAAAGCCTGATCTATACGATGCGTATGGTGTGCAGTTAGCGGCATACAATCATGGTGTAGGTGGCGGTCGTAAACTACTCAACGTTTTCATATCAGTTTCTTCTCCCGGTTACGTAGTCACACACGAATGGGAAGAAAGAGAGAGGCTGTTTAGTATGTTTGAAGCGGCCTTAAAACTATGGCAATTAACCAAGAGGTACGATCCCACATGGCAAGCGTAAACAAAGCAATCTTAGTAGGTCACGTTGGCAAAGACCCAGAGTTCAGGGAGACAAAGTCTGGTGACACGGTCGCCAACTTTTCACTGGCTACTAACAGTGGCTACGGAGATAACAAGACAACCGAATGGCATCGTGTTGTGTTCTTCGGCAAGACTGCTGATGTAATCAAGAAGTACGTTAACAAGGGCGACCAGATTTACGTCGAAGGACGTATCTCTAATCGTTCTTACGATGATAAGGAAGGCGTAAAGCGTTACGTCACAGAGATCACAGGCTCGTCCATGCAGATGTTAGGTGGCAAGTCCAGTGGTAGTGGTGGTGGTGAAGCGTCTAGCGGGGAAGACATCCCATTCTAGACAATAGGGTTTGCGATCTGTACGAGCATATGCGCTACTCCTTTGCTCGTTACTGCTATCGCAAGTCCAAGACAGACCCCTCAGAAAACTGGAGTGAAGTTTACAAAAGTTTCTGGGGGGTTTCTCTTGAAGAGTACATAGAGTACGCAATCAAAAACAACTTGAAGGATCAGTACAAGGAACTCGAATGTCGTTATATAAAGAAATAAAGTTTTACAAGAGGTCGCCTACCAACAGATGCGTGATACTTCAGCAGAATCCGGTGACGATTAATCCTGATCTAATCTGTTGGGCAAAACGTTCAATCAGAAAAGAAGAAATACTGGCTAAAGACGTGGCTTCGCAGAGCAGTTTCAAAGAGGTCACTGTCTACGAGATAGGTTTGTCTGACAACAGCAAGTGGATCATACCCACCTATGAGTACCAGAAGTTAGCGATTGATATTGAGGAGTCTGTGATCCTATGAATGAGTACCAAAAGTTTATTCACAAGTCTAGGTATGCAAAGTATCTGGACTCAGAGAAGCGCAGAGAAACTTGGGAGGAGACGGTAGGACGGTATGTTGACTTCTTTCAAGAGCGTACTGGCATGAACCTAGACAAGGTACGCAAGGCCATTGTCGATATGGAGGTGATGCCTAGCATGCGCTGTCTCATGACAGCAGGCAAGGCTTTGGATAGGGATGCAGTGGCAGGATACAACTGCTCTTACCTTCCTATTGATAGTCCCCGTTCATTCGATGAGTGCATGTACGTTCTCATGTGTGGTACTGGTGTTGGCTTCAGCGTCGAGCGTCAGTACATCAACATGCTCCCTCAAGTTGCCGATGAGTTCCACGACACGGACTCAGTCATCGTGGTTGCAGACAGCAAGATAGGGTGGGCCAAAGCCCTCAAGGAACTGGTGTCTCTGTTGTATGCGGGGCAGGTTCCCACTTGGGACTTGTCAAAGATACGACCGTCAGGCGCTAGGCTCAAGGTGTTTGGAGGTAGAGCCAGTGGGCCAGAGCCTTTGGACAAGATGTTCAAGAACTTTGTGTCTGTGTTCAAGTCAGCGGCAGGTAGAAAACTAAGTTCTATTGAGTGTCACGATCTGGTTTGTTTTATTGGAGAGTCTGTTGTCGTTGGTGGGGTGAGGAGAAGCGCGACCATTTCCCTGTCTAACTTGACAGATGAGCGCATGCGTCACGCCAAGTCTGGGCAATGGTGGATGGAGAATCCACAGAGAGCACTGGCTAACAACAGCGTGTGCTACACAGAGAAACCAGACATGGGTATCTTCCTGCGTGAGTGGAGTTCTCTTTACGAAAGCAGAAGTGGTGAGCGTGGCATCTTTAATCGAGAAGCCGCAAAGAAAGTATCGCCTGATCGCAGAGATACCGATTGGGACTTTGGCTGTAACCCATGCTCCGAGATTATTCTCAGGCCGAAACAGTTCTGTAACCTTAGTGAAGTGGTTTGCCGTGAGTCGGACAAACTGGAGGACATCAAGCGCAAGGTTGAGATAGCCACGATCATTGGTACGATACAAAGTACGCTCACTGAATTCCGCTATCTGTCGCCACAGTGGCAACGCAACACGGAAGAGGAGCGGTTGCTTGGTGTATCCCTTACTGGGATCATGGACTGTCCTGCCCTCATGGCTTGCAGTGATAGCGCCCTCGCTGAACTACGTGACCATGCAGTCAAGACCAACAAGAAGTGGGCAAAGAAACTGGACATTCCAGAGAGCGCGGCGATCACTTGCGTCAAGCCTTCTGGAACTGTGAGTCAACTGGTGGACAGTAGCAGTGGCATCCACCCTAGATACAACTCGTACCTGATTCGCAGAGTTAGGAACGATAAGAAAGATCCTTTGTCACAGATGCTGATTGACTCTGGTCTTCCGCACCACACAGATCCATACAACGCAGAGGCTTGGGTGTTTGAGTTCCCGCAGAAGTCTCCCAAGAGTGCGATCACTCGGCATGACATCACTGCTTTGGATCACCTTGAGATATGGAAACGCTTCGCTCTCAACTGGTGTGAGCACAAGCCTTCAGTCACTATCTATGTGCGTGAAGACGAGTGGATGGATGTTGGCGCTTGGATATGGAACAACTTTGACATAGCCTCTGGTATCTCTTTTCTGCCTAGCGCAGACGAGGCGCACTCATATGAGTCGGCACCTTATGAGGACTGCACCCCTGAAAAGTTCAAAGAGATGTCTAAGTTAATGCCTGCGAAAATTGATTGGGATTCAATCGTTGAGGAAGACGATGTGACAACAAGCAGTCAAGAGTTCGCGTGTGTTGGCGGGGCTTGTGAACTATGAAGATAGATTGGAAGAGTGGTTCTGCCTTTAACCATGGCTACATAGATGGCTATAGGGTTGAGAGAAATCGCGGCATGGGTGACAAATGGTCGTTCATGCTATCTGACAGTAAGAAACAATACATGTATGTCAGTGCGTACATTTACCCTAATAAGGAAGAACTTGAAGAGGCTATATTGAAGGAGATTAAAAACCGTGGACCTGCTAATAATCCCTGACGCTCACGCGAATCCTGACTACGACAATGAACGCTTCACACATCTCGGAAGGTTCATCGTCGCACACAAGCCTGAGTACATAGTTTGCCTAGGAGACTTCGCGGACATGCCGTCGTTGTCTTCCTATGACAGAGGAACCAAAGGTTTTGAAGGCAAGCGATATAAAAAAGATATACAAAGTTGTATTGAAGCCCAAGAGAAATTATTGGAACCAGTTAGGAGTTACAACTCACAGAAAAAGAAAAACAAAGAAAAGCAGTACAAGCCTAAGATGCACATGTGTCTAGGCAATCACGAAGATCGGATCAACAGAGCGACTAACACCGCGCCCGAACTGGATGGCGCTATCTCTGTCGCTGATCTTCAGTACGAAAAGAATGGATGGAAGGTTACTCCATTCAAATCAGTTCTGACGTTAGCGGGTATATCCTTCAGTCATTACTTTACTTCTGGTATTTCAGGAAGGCCCATCAGCAGTGTGCATCTTGGCTTTACTCTAGTATCTAAACTTCACTGCTCTGCTGTGCAGGGACACACCCATCTGTACAACCACGCAGAACAAACACGCCCAGACGGGCAGAAGATATTCGGCCTAAGTGCCGGATGCTATAGTCACCCAGACTACTCTGAGAACTGGTGCAAGGACACCGAACATCAGTGGTGGCGAGGCGTGATTATGCTAAGACAACTAGATGGTGAAGGCTATTACGATGAGATATACGCTGTCACTCAGCGTCATCTTTCTCGTTTATATACCTGATGGACACCACGCAACCTACGGGAAAGGCTGTTATACCGAAGTACTCTCCTTTCTCATCTTTGGTGGTTGCAATTTTGACCACCCTTTTATCTTGGCGGACGAGGTATCCTACATTCCAAAAGGTTGGAGGCTCTATCTCGTCTTCTTTTTCCCAACCCGCCGAAGCGAATATGTCCACCCATTCGACACATACTAGTTTCACAAAGCCCTCTCTATACCAGAAGTTTTCTTGTTGTACTCTGCTCTTTCTTTTCTAACTTCATCTATGCGATCACGCAAGGCGTTAACCGTGCGCTTCTTCTCACTTGGAGAAAGTCTTCTGTTCTTTTTTGCAAAGGTTATGTCCGACTTAAGGCCGCGTATCTCTGAAGCGTAGCGTTTGTTCTCGATTGTCCTAGCCTGTGGCGACACAGCATAAGTTGTCAGTCCCACCGCAGAACCTATAACTCCCATCGCACTTCTTTTCGGCTCTCCGTATCTGTTGGTTCTTCCAAGCAAAAGATCAGGAAGTTTCCCTTCCAACTCTGTTGGATCAAGCCTTCCCATCGCCTCTGCTAATGATGAGACAGAAACAATACCGTTACGTGTCAGCCAAGGCGGCATGATCATTGAGTTTGCGTAACTCATGTAATCGAACATCTTGTCTGATGTTGAATCGTTTTGGTTAACGATTTGGTATCCAGACCAAGGATCTTTTCCAGTAATGAATGTAGTCATTAACTGCCAAGCAGGGCCAACTATGCCTCCCTCTACTGCGGCCTTGGCAACCTCTCCCTTCATGAGGTTAGATCCAGTCTGCATGAACCAAGTCCAAGGGAAGAAGTAAGACAGATCAACAGCCTGCCAGTTACCGTTGGAGTCCCTCCAAGGAAGGAATGCCATGGTATTGTCTCTTGTCCACTCAGGTAACAACTCTTCCATCTTATCCCAGTCATCGTCCATGAATGGTATGGAGCCGAAGAGGGCCTGCATACTGCCTATC